TCCTGACTGATCCGCCCTGAGAAGGTTGCCATGTCTCCATCGTCCTCAACGTCCGAGTAGTCCAACTCGTCAAGAATCCCGAAGATCGCTAACAAGTCATGCGAGGCAACCTCTACAACGTCTTTTGCTGGATTCTGGCTCATGCGTTCGGTGTCTCCATATTTGCGATCGCGTTCTCGCGCACCTCGTCAACCTCAGCATCGGTCAGCTCGATGATGTTGCCGTCGTAGTGCGCCTCAATGATCTCGATGTCGGCGTGGTCGGCGGGCTGCATGTAGGTTGCGGGCGTGCCGGGAATGACGCGCACCTCGACAATAATCTCGATCTCGCGGGTGATGGTGATGGTCATTTGGCGTATTTTTGAAGGTTGTCCATGATGCGCTTGATTTGCTTGGCGGCGGTAGCGGGCGGGATGTCGCCGCGCTCACTGCAAACGCGGATGCTTTCGACGGTCTCACAAGAGCGGTAGAGCGCGGCAGCCAGAGCTGACAAACGGTCGGGGGTGATGGTGTCTTTGTTCATGGTCGTGATGCAAGGTAGGCGGCTGAGAGGCGGCGGCAGCGTGGCAGCAGGTGCTCGGTCGGTAGGCCGAGGGCTTTGCGGCGGCGATACGCGCGGGTGAGGCGGGCAATGATTTTTTCGAGGCGGGCAGTCATGTTGGTTGGTGGAAGTGCCGAGGGATCGAACCCCGGCCGGTTTTCTCAGGCGTTAATGATCCGTCCGTTGCTAAGGCGTGTTGCGTGCCATCCAGAATCAATCGAGCAGAAGCGTTCTTTTGGAGCGGCTTCCATTTCGGCGGCGACTAGGTTGCGGACGATTTGCATGGCGGCTTCCCATTCAGGAGTTCCGAAGGTGAGGCTGTTGACTGTCTTGCGAGCGACGGCGAGTTGTTTGGTGTTGGACATGCGCAAAACCTAGGCAATGCCGAACGGAATGAAAAGACATTTCTGCAATTATTTTTACCCAATCCGCAGAATCCTTTATTCCACTAGGGAAAACGGGCGAAAAAAAGTTTACCGCGTTGTCTCGTAATGCATCGCATCGCGGCTCCAAAACGCTCCTGCGGCGAGCCAGCCGACCCTTGCGAACGCCTCCATCGCCTCGATGGGCATGTTGGCAGCGCGTGGCCAGTGAGTGCGCAGGCCGTTGGTGTCAGGCGCGAAGTCAACGGCGATCCCCCAAGCGTGCTTGGAGTGCCGCGATCCTCCGCGCATCTTGCGGTAGTTGTAGCAGCCGGCGTATTCGGAGAGTATCCACGCCGACGGTGTATCGGCGATCTCGGTGATGGCAGCGAGCAACGAATGAGCTACGAGCCGGTGGCAGCGGATGGTTTGCACCGGCTTGCCCTCGTATTTGAGGCCGAGTCCGCGCACGTTCGCGCCGACAAGGTTCGACTCGTCGCCCGGCTGGCCGAACCGGGCAATAACGCTCGCGTCGTCGCCGGTCGGCCATGGATGAGGCGTGGGCATGAGTGCCCGCAGGTGACGCTGACAGGCGGCAGTCGATACATCGCCCCATAACCCGTCCGGCTTAGTGCCGATCCGCTCTTGCAGGGCGATGATCTGTGCCTTGGTCATTTAGTCGGTGTGACGCGAATACTGCGGCTGATCTCGGTGGCAGCCACGACGGATGCCTGGTCGATGCCGCGCTGCTCGATGACGGTCACGGTGCCGTCAGGCGAGGTCGTGGTCGTGATGGTCGAGACGCAGGAAGCCAGCGCGAGGCAGGCGAGGGCGAGGATGGTTTTCATCGGCGTGGGGTGTTGGTTGTGTCGTTGGCGAGATAGCCGAGGACGGCGAGGGATACTGGCAAGATCCATGTCTTCCAGTCGATCAGTGAGTTGCCATCCTGGACGGTTGTCTGGATGGCGGCGGCGGCGGCTGCAAGCAGTCCGATTAGTGTGGTCTTCATAGGTGGCGATTTTTGTAGAGGCATGTCCCAAGGCCGCAGCCTTGGCTGAGGCGTTGCACGTCGTCTTGCAGTTTAGTGACGATGCCGCGCAGGGTGGCGATCTCATTCGAGAGTGAGCGGTAGATGATCGCGGCCAGCGTTGAAATAACGGTGGCAAGTGCGATCAGCACGGTTAAAATCCATTCAGTGGGGACGGTCATAGGTCGGGCGTAGGTGTGATGATTGATGGGTCAATGTCAATGCGAGCGTCCAGCCCGCCCATTGATTCGATGATGAAAGTGAACTCGGCATAGTCAGGCGGGGTCTTAACCGGGCTGCCTGTGAGCGGTGTCGAGAGGATTGATGTGTCGCAGGGGATGAAGTATTGCCCGGCGTGCTCGCCGCTGTGGATCGGGTATGCGCCCGGCTGCCAGAACACGGGCGAGCCATGCGCGACCTGCACCGCAGCCACTGCCTCGGCGGCGGCTTGCGCTTGCTCTGGCGTGACGACGAATCCGATCATGGCAGTGTCAGTCCGGTGGTGCCTTCCCAAAGGTTCTTGAGGGCGAGTGTAAATAACGAATCGCTTGAATCTGATAAGCCTAATCCAAATCCATAGCATCCTAGCTGAACATTGGAGTAAGCTGCTGGCGTAGAACCACCAACCGCATCGTTGCTATTGCTAGCCAGCGCGTAAACATTCGATTCTGGCAATGTCCCGCTGTCTCCGCCCGATGTCGATATTAGTGTTGATCGACTGGCTGTAATTCGCCTGTAAATTGATCTGTTTCCAGTCGTTCTTGATCCTGAAATAATTCCTGTTACTGTTGATGTGGCCTCAACGCTTCCAGTTCCTGTCCCCGAGTAACGAAGTCTGGCGCGTCCGGCGGTCGCAGCCTGACCCAAAACTGTTTGTTTGTTAGTCGCCCCAACTCCAGCACCGACAACTTGAGCTAAGCTTGCTAATGTCCCCGAGTAAATCAAAGAAAACAAATAACCACTTCCGACTGAAAGCCCTAAGCTATCAAATCTTGAACTGGTGTCGAAATAACCAGTCGCCCCATCACCTTGCACAAAGCCTGCCCCATGCGTCACGCCACCCACGAACGTCCCGCTTGTCAGGCTGCGCAGGCAGATCGCATTGGCAGCAGCGACGCCCCAGATGGGCAGGTAGAACCTCTTGATCGAGTCCCAGCGGCTTGCGATCTTTTCACCACGGATAAAGTCGTTGATGTAATCACGTTGCGCTGCGGTCACGGTTGCTCCTGCCGTCCTGATTGCAGAGATGTAAGCATCCGCGTCAGCATCCCGACGGCTTGCAGCAATGCGTGAATAGAGCAGGGACATGGCGGATTAAGTGAAGTCGAAAGTGTCAACACCGACATTTTGCAGCGCGAAGTCGTCGCCCTCAAAGATCGAGGTAAGCTTTGAGTTGTTGATCGTCACGCCGTTGGATGCAATCGTCGGCACGCCCGCGCCTGTCACGCGGCGGAAATAGAGGATGTGGCCGAGTGTGAAGGGCGCGGTTGCATCGAGCTGGATCGTGATGGCACAGCCGCTGGCGTTGGTCAGCCGCAGCTTCTTGCCTACGTCGCTCGGTGTCACGGTGCGGGTGGTGGTCGAGACTGTCTCAATCGGGATGACTGAGGTATCACCAGTTGCGCCCGTTGCTCCGGTGTCTCCTTGGTCGCCCTTGTCGCCCTTGTCGCCCGTCGCGTAGAAGTCGAACGTGACGGCCTCGTTGTTGGCAAACGCAGAGCCGGACACGAATGTCCCGTTGATGTGGTGATGGTTGCCCTCGTCCGTCACGCTGGTGACGAGGAAGTTGAAATGGCTGGTGTCCGCGTTCGAGTTGCTGCGGATGACGACCCGCGCCTTGATCGTCGAGGTTGAGTCGTCAATCAAATTCAGCAGTGCGCTGGTGTCCGTGCCGTCAATGTCCGTGTCCCTGATCGAAATTTGAGTGACTGCACTCAGGGTCGAGCTGTTGAATTTCAGATGACCTGGACTCGGTGCGCCCGGGCTCGTGTTCGTGTCGAACGTGTATTTTAGACCGGCACGGTCGCCTTGCGCTCCGGTGGCTCCTTGGATGCCTTGGATGCCCTGTATGCCTTGGATACCCTGCTCGCCCTGATCGCCTTGCACGCCCTGCAACCCGCGCGATACGGTCACGGCTACGGTTGCCGCGCCTCCTGTTTGTGTGACGTTCGCGGTGGTCATGTCAATGGGGTGATGGGTTGGTCGAGTTGCAGATACATCCGCGTGGTGATGTCGCGGTTGCCGGGGGTGGTTTTTAGCACGATGTCGAAGACATACTTCGCATCCTCCAGGTCGTCGGTTGAGCGGTGGATCACCACGTTGCCGCCTGATACGGTCGGAGCAAGCGAGAACGCATCATTGCAGCTCTGCATCGACCGCATCGCGCTTGTTACCGTAAACGTGCCGTCGATGGTGATCGGTGCGCCAGCGTCATCAAAGAATGACGCGGTGATGTCGAGGTCTTGCCCCCGGATGAGATAGATAGTATCGGCCATTGGTTAGTCTCCGGCGTGGATGTCGATGTAGAGCGTGATAGGTGCAACGTCTCCCTCGAAGGTCACTGTGTCCCCTGCTGATGGGTGCGCCCCGGCTGGGCTGGATTGCAGGCTCATAAAGGGAGCGGTGAAAATGTTTGTGTTCGTGCCGTCGGCGATCTCGACTGTCCCGGTTGTCGAATCCGAGCGGATCAGGATCGAGTGGACTTTCGTCATGGTCGGCAGAGCGCGGCCTTCGTAGTCGGTCGCGTCCCAAGTCACGCCTGTGAATTTGAATGCCCGGCTTGTGCCGACTCCCGCCGTGGTATTGGTCGAGGTCGTTGCGGTCGTGATGCCTGCGGATGTGCCGTTGGCGTGCGCGAGGTTGAGCGTGGAATCGTTCGCAGCCTTCTCGATGGCTGTCAGGCTGTAATCTGCACTCGTGCCGCCTACGGTGTAATGCGCGGTGATTGCGGCGGTGGCGGTCAATGCTGCCCGAACCTTGGTGGCGACCTTGGCAGCGGTGTCGTCGGTCAGCAGCAATGCAACCGGCACAAGCAAGGGCGATCCAGTCACAAGCGCAGAGGTGACGGTCACGTTGAGGTTGCCCGCCGTGGTTGCCCCGGCTGCTGCCACAATCGTCGCAGTCTCGACTTGGTTGGTGCCTGCTACCGTGCCGGTGACTGCGCCGGTCGAGAGGTTCAGGGTCAGCGTGTCGCCGTCCTGAATGAGCATCGCGAGCGAATAGGCGACGGTTGGAACGTCCGTGTAGGTGAGTGCTCGCGCTGATGTGCCGATGCTCTGCGAGCCGCTGACGTTAACCGCGCTGGGGTCGGCGGTTGCCAACATCCCGAATCGCACTTCTGTTCCGGAAAGAGTCATGGCGAAGGCTTACCCGATGCGTGGCGAAAGTCAAACAGGTGGCCCGAATGTCACATCTTCGATGGCAACATCAATCTGGCCGTTGAAATCATCCACATAATCAGCTTCCGCATAAATTACCCAAAGATTGCCGCATGCCCGCCCCATCAATCCGAGATCGTTTAGATCAACCACGATTTCGATGGTTCCATCGCCCGTCAAAGTTTCTTCTTGGATTAGCACGTCGTTAATTTCGACCCTAATGGTAAAAGTTGTGCCTGTCCCCATTCTGGGGTTTTGAGCAACGACGGTGGCTTTCCAGATGCAACATGTCGCAAACTTAACACTGCCTGATCCACTTTCGTAAAATCCTCCTTCGCCAATTAAAATCCATGCATCACCGAAGGGGCCAGTAAGATCACCATCTAGAAAATCTATTGTCCGCCAATTCGGTAAACCTCCCGAGTCACAGCAGTAGAGCGTCCCGTCAATGTCGATAGGCTGGATCAGGTGATTACTCATGGCGTAGGTATCCCAAGGATGGTGTATTCGGTCGGTAATCCATCTATGCAGATGTTTACCGTAACCTCGTCGTATTCAACCCATTCTGGCGCGGTGCCATCATGGTGCATGACCCAGCGTTTGCCGGTATCGGGGGCGGAAGGGGCAGGCAATAAAATCCATTCCTCGGCAGTCGCGTCCCAATACAGCATATCGCCGTCTGTCTCTCCGTCCGGGATTCCGGCGGAATCTATCTCTATGTTAATGGTGTCGGCGTTTTCGGTAATCGTGATGCCATCTCCGGCAGTCAAATATCTCAACTCCCAAGCCCCCGTTGTTGTGTTCCACTGCTTCATCACACGCGCTTCTCCCGCACTCGGTGATGTCGTAGTGTTTTCCAATAGCTCTGGCTGAAAATGGTCAATGTGACCAGTGTGGAGTTGGTTGCGTTGTAGTTGGGGTGGGGTTGTCGTGCTTTGAGGGTTGGCGACGATCTCAGCAATGCGGATGTAGCGTTGCCCAGGCGTGCCTGTCTGGTCGTCACCGCCGATAAGCTCGGGAGGAGCATCATCCGGCCATGCGGTTCCGCTGTCGAACTCTGCCGCCGTGCATTTGCCTTCGGCATCAATCGTCAGCTCGACCCAGAGCTTGTCGTCCTCGATAACAGTAAGCGGCGCGTCGGGTGTTGGCAGGGATGTAATCTCGATTGGAGCGCCCGTCTCATCACTGGCATTGTGGCGAGGCACGACATGACCGAACTCAGCATAGACCTCATATGTAATCGGATCGTCATCAACTTTCCGCAGCGTGATCCATAGCGGCGGTTTTATTGATTTATTGGTTCCCTTTGCGACCGTGCCGACAATCTTCCGATCTCTTAGCTCAGTCAATGCCCGATTCACGCCCCGCGCCCAGCCTATCAGACCGCCGACCGTGTGAGGCCTTGCCGGGATCGTGACGTTACCTTTTAGCCAGAAGTTCATGCGCCGTAAAGGAATTGATTTTTTGCGTTGTCTGGGATCAGCCGGAAGTCGAGGGTCTTGATGAACCTATCCTCGCCGGATTGTGTTTGATTTGCCGATGCCAGCATGTAGCACCAGTCGCTAGATGGCTTCTGCGGGTTGCCTGGCGGGTTTGCCACGATCTTGTTCAGGGAGTTGAGCTGCGCAGCCGTAAAGGGTTTCGATCCTTCGGTGTGATAACTGTATGTCCATCCAGCTCGATCCCAAGTTGATTCGCCTTCTGCGATGATCTTTAGGAACATCAATCCGTCTTCAGACGTGACCTGATCTGCCGCTGGCCGGATTGAATACTCGCCATCAACGGTGTTTAAGGCTAATGCAAATTCTCCAGGCGTGAATGGGTCTTGTATGTAAGACCATTCGCCGCTCAATAGGTTTCCTAGAGATGTTTTTTCAGCCGCAGATAACGGCTCCCACTTGGGATGGGAGGAAAGAGCATCGGGATTGAGCTGCCCAGACAGCGTGCTTGTCGCCACGGTCAGCTCATCGCCGCTGGAATCGTTTCCCGCGTATGAGTAGCCGGTGAACGTGCACCTAATGAGCGTGTATCCATCCCCCCTATCAGTCGGTTCGGTTTTTTTTAATGTGAACCGGCGATAGATGGACGGCACTTCGGGGAATATGCTGTCCCATCTTGCGCCGCGCTGAAACGCGTTTGTGGTCGAAAGGTCAGCGGTGCGGATTAGCACGTCTTGCTGAGCCTCGACGCCTCCGTTTTCCGTTGAAGTAATGGAGAATCCGGCTTGCGGAACCAGCTTGATTGCCGAGCTTAGAAATTGCTTGAGTGCCATGGCTTAGGGTTGGGGGGAAAGTTTTTGATTAACCGCTTGAAGCTCGCGGACTGCATCGGAAAGGATATTTACAACGCGCTCGCCGTTCATCATGGTTGCCGGTTCGTTTGGCTGGGCGTATCGGAATCCCTCAGCACCAGGAACCATGCGTGGGACTGCTTTACTTGGTAGCTCGATTGCATCCTTGTATTGAGTGCGGATTTTTTCGATAAGTTCGCTGCCCATGCTTTCGCGGAGGTATTGACGATCTTGTTCCTGTTTTTTCGCATCCTCCTGATTGACTTCTCCGGTAATGAAGTTTCTCCGCGTGTTCATGAACCCACCAAGCTGCTGCCATGCTTCGGAAAAAGCTATTTTCAAGCCTCCGCCGATAGCATCACCTATGATACTGCCAATCATTACAAAGCGGGTAATATCGCCGTTTACTGCGTCGGATATGCTCATTCCCAGTAAGTTGCCCATTTCAGTAGCTTTGCCTTCGAGTTTGGGGATTCCTTCACCCATCGCATCAAGCGCGACTCTTAGTCCGTCATTGAATCCGGTTCCGAATGCGATTTTCACGCCGAGGATTGCATCCTTAGTCTTGGCAATTTTTCCGCTTGTGGTTTCCGCTCCTTTTTGGATCGCTCCAAAAAACAATCCGCCTTCCGATGTTGCTTCTTTAAATGCTTGCTTAACCTCCAATGCGGAAATTGCGCCGTCCTCCATGCGCTTCTTGAGTTGCGCCATTGACTCTCCTGTCTTTTTGGATATTTGCTGCAACGGGTTAAATCCGGCATTCACAAATTGTAGAACTTCCTGCCCCATCAGTCGTCCCGCTGCGGTGGTTTGCGCGAATGCCAAGGCTAGGCTTCCGAATCTATCAGAGTTGCCCATTGAAACATCAGCAAGGTTTTTCAGGGTCGGCATAACGTCCTTTGCTTGCAACCCAAAAGCCATAAGGGTTTTCCCGGCTTTGGCATAATCCTCAATCGAAAGAGGTGACTTTGCCGCCTCTTTCCTAAAATCATCAAGCATGCCTTTTGTTACGCTTGCCGATTTGGTCAGCACCTCAAATTGCATGGTCAAATCCTCTATGGATGCTGCTGCTTCGGATGATCCTTTTACGAATGAAACAAGCCCCGCCGTCAACGCACCAGCTCCAAGCAATGCTGTCAACGCCGCGAACGGCGAAAGCAGACTCTTGCCTACCTTCATCGCCACGCCACCAAGTGACTTAAAAGCAGATTGCACGCGAGCCAGCCCGCGCTCGACGGCGGCTCCCGCGAATTTGAGGGTAAATGTGGTGCTGATGGCCATGGTCGTTTAGAAGTTGAATTTGGGTTTTGGTCGTTTCGCTATCGCGTTGAGCTTCTCGATGATTTCAGATTTCGCCTTGCCGCGCTGCTCGATTGATTCGATCTCGCGCCCGGCTTCGATCCATGCGCAGGACATGAGCTGGTTCACCAGCTCGGCTGGCAGTTCGTAAAGTAGTTGATCGCGGGTGAGGTTGCATTTGCCGAGGGTGTAGATGATTACCGCTTCCGCGCACGGGTCGCAGGCTTGCGGCTTTTGGCTGCCTGCGCCGGGGCTTTTTTTGGGACTGTCATGCTGGCGAAGTAGGATTCGATCTCCTTGCTTGCGTGCGTCCAGAGTGCCACCAGAGAGCGGCTTGTTGACTCCATGAGGAAAGTTGTCACGCGAGCCTTTGCTGCCGCCCCCTTGATGCCCTGGAGCGTCTTGGGATCGGTGGTGAACGCGAAGCAGATTTCGGCGAGCGCGTAATCGTCCACGTTGCCCTTCTGCGTCATCACCGGGTTCTTGCGCTCGGTGAGCCAGTGGATGTGACCGTATGCGCAGGGGTGCGCTTTGTGTCCGGCGATGGTCTGCGGTTGTGCGTATGCTGGTTTCGATTTCATAAGTAGGAAAGAAGTTGAAGCTGTTTTGATTTCGGCAGGTTCCCGTCGAGCATGACGATGGATGCGCCGGCGTTGACGAATGTTTTGGGGATTGAGTTTTTCGCCCAGTCAACTGCCGCCCAGCGGTTGACGATGTAGCAGATGACATACGTCAACGGCGATTCGGGCAGCTCGTGCTCTAAGGCTGAGACGCGGTTTACATCCTTGCGGATGCTGTCCCGCGAAACGCCAAGGAACGCAGCGCCCTTTTCGATCCAGTCTGCTTGCGACTTTGCACCGCGGGCATATTTTGAGAAATCCATGACCGTGCCGAATGGATGTGACGGAAATTCCCGCTTGAACTCGTCGGGATTCTTCCACGCCTTGCTGATCTCCCTCGTATCATACTTGCCGCATTCCGAAACGGAATTGAGGCGAAACGAAAGGTAGTCATGCCCATCATCCGATTGGATAACCTCGGCAGGCTCAGGGAAGCAAGGTGCTATGCCGATGCTCATGCACGCGGCGAAAAAGTTGATGTCACCCGTGCGATGGGTCGAAAGTTGCGGTGTCATATTTCATGGGGTTGGAGTCCTTAGGTCAGCGAAACAGGAGAGTTGGTCACGACTTCGGGATGGAAGATCGCGGAAATGTCGCCAGTCTCGAAATCGCTGTTGGCGCGCTTCAGGGAAGCTGCGTAAACGACCACGCCAGCGTTAGCGACGGCAGATCCGAAGATGCCCTTGGTGTTCAGGCCGAGCGTATCGTTGCTGCTATTCAGGAGGGTCAGCACCGATGCAATGGCAGGGGTCATGCCTGCTGTCTTGGTGGTGACAACGCCGGACATTTTGATGTCAGTCCTCGGATCGGCGAGCGTGAAACCTACGGTCGATCCGATGTGGTTTTTTACGTCCACTTTGTCAGACTGATAATCGTAAGTGATTTCGCCAAGGAAAAGACCAGTAGCGGAGGTTTCATCGACGGTTCCGAAACGAGTGAGGGAAAAGTTGCGCGCGGCCATGTGCAAAGAATCCCGCGAATCGTGGCGAAAGTCAAATTTCGCAGGCAATCGCGGTTGCCTTCCAAGTCGTGACTCGATACCCGCCTTCTTCCGAGGTGATCGGTGCGTCGATCAATAGCTGAAAAACGCGGATGCCGAGCTGCGAATCCATCCACGATTCCGCGTCTGCGGATTGCACCTGCAATGCTAGGCTGTTGCGGAGGATGTCATGCTCGGCCTTGGTCGTTGCGACCTGCGCTGTGTCGCCTGGGGTCGTCACCAGCTTCGTCTCCCACTCGATTGTAAAGGCGCCGCTATCCATCACGCCGCCAGAATCAAATCGGCTGACAGAATCACCCTCGATGTAAATGCCGGGGTAAGCCTTGTCATCTTCGGTGTCGCGCATCGCAACGGGCAGGGTTGTCCCGCGTTGAATCCATCTTTTCCATGCGTCGAGTAATTTGTCGGTGTTCATTTTGATTTGTCTTTCTTGAGTCTAGCTTTGATAGCGGATTTATACCACTTCATGGTTTTCAATGCACCATGCAAAATTGCATTTTTAGCGTCGGATTTTTTTAGGACGTAATCGGTGGAAACGTGCGCGACGTTGTTTGTAATTTTTCCAACTGGCGACCAGACCGATCTGGCGATAGTTGCCGATCCTTCGGATTTAAACTTGTGCGCGTAGTTGGCGATGTTTTTCCCGATGGTGATCCGTGACCCCATCTTTGATTTTGCGCCGATGGCAATACCCGCCCCGATCCATCCCCCCTTGGCCTTACCGATTCGCCTCATTCTTGCTGCCGCCGCCGTCCTGCGATGCTCGTATGTGCAAGCTCCTTTAAGGTCTGGGGCGAGCCTTGGAACGCGGGCTTTTCTTGTCGTTCTGTTAAGGTCAATAAAATCGTTTACCTTTTTTGCGCTCGTTAGGTTTTGATCGGGAGTGAACTTGACCATTCTGCCGTTTATCTTCATTTCGGTCAGTTTCTTTTTCTTGAGCTTGCGAATAGCGTCTTGCGGAAAGATCACATATACTGCGCGGTTGATGTCTTTCCAAATTGCCGTTTCTTGCTTTTTCTTGGCATCTTTTTTCGTTCCCCAAGCTTGAGTTGATTGGATTAGGTCGCGGCAAGTTGCCACGCCCCATCTAGCAATCATGTCGTGGTTCGATTCACCAAACGACTTTGCCATCTTTTTCAGATCAGCTTCAATGTCCCTTGTTTTTACCTCGGCGCGAATCACGCCAAAGGTTATCGGGACGGGCGGCGAAAGTCAAAGCTAGCCCTGCCAGCGGTCGAGGTCAGGGAAAAGACGCTTGATCTTGATGAAGTTGTTCGGGCGGTAAAACTCGTCTTTGTGGCGCAGGCAGATGCCTTCACCGCCGCGTGCTACGATGTCGGTTTCCATCTCGTCAAGCTCAGCATGATCGTCTAGCGGGGCGTGGCTGATGACGGTGCAATGAGCAGGGAGGGTGAGCTTTTCGAGAGCCTTGATCCGGTCGATTGTCGTAACGCGGAGAACGGCCATATCGAAGATCATAAAGCGAATGCCAGCCCAATCGCTGCCCTTGCGCTGCATCGCGGATTGAAGCTCGGCAAACGTGCCGTTGCCCATCCACAGCTCGCCGTCGAGGCGAACGGATGGCATGCCTGCCTTGAACCATGCGGGCGGATTGAGGATGTTCCCGTGGCGGGTGATGAACTCCGATCCCGTCCAGATTGCCCGCACGCCGTCCAGCTTTTCGCTGGCGAGGTAGTCGGTGATCTTGTCGGGGATTTCGTTCACGGGGAAAACTTATCGGCATTGCCTACCCGTGTAAAGAGTTTTTTACGCCGATTTGTTGGTTGAAATCAGCCCGATTGATACGAATGATGCGCCCTTGCTGATCGAGGAAATGCGCCACGTCTCGCTGCGTCCGACTGCCTTGTTGCCGAGGTAGGATGTGGTCGCTGCCGGGTAAGCTGCCGCAAAGGTGGAAGCCAGCACCACGAAGTCCATCATGCCATCGCGCTCGAAACCGCCCTCTTCGTAGTCCCGCGAGTTGCGGGCTTCGTTGTAGGTTCCGGCGATTGCCGTGCCGCCGTTGATCACCAGCGTCTCAGTGCCGATGACGGCTTGTGCAATCGGTGCAACGGCTGCGATGAAATCACTCAGAATGGACATGGCTGAGGATTGCTGGAAATGGGGCGAAAGTCAAAACCCTACCGAACAGGCTCCGGCGCTGCGGTGGTCGATGCGTCGTGGCGGTAGAAGTGCAGAATTTTCGGGATGTGCAATCCCGTCTTGATCCGCTGCCGGGCTTGCAAGCACCATATTTTGTCCTCGCCGTAATTCGACTCGCCGAACAGGCACTCATCCACCCGTTCGCGCTTCCAGGCGCAGACGTGCCACGGTGCGCGGAGGGTGATGCCTCCGGGCTTGAAAGCCTCGTCTTGGTTGTTGATGCCGAACTCAACGACGCTTTGCTGGCCGTTGTAGGTGGCACCTTGGAGGAACGTAATCACGTCCGCACCGCTGGCGGCGGCGGTCAGCAGCTCCTCGACGTAGCTGTCGGCGATGTCGTCATCATCATCCACGAACGCAATGTATTGCCCCCGCGCGATGTCGAGCAGTGCCTGCCGCTTCGCTCCGATGCTGCGTGTGCGGTTGTCACTCAGGATCAGGTGCTCGACGGCTTGACCGCCGATCTGCTCCTCGATCCTCCACTGGAGGCTTTGCAGTTGTCTCTCGCGTCCCGGTATCGTCGGGGTCAGTATGCTGAGTGTCGGTTTCATGTGTTTTTTTCTTAAAAATGTTGTCCCAGTTTTCCCGCCCTTGCTTGCTGAGGGCTTTTGATTGGATCGGCTCGCCGGTGATGTCGTTGTAGGCGCTCATGGTTTCAGTCGTTGATATGTTGCCAGCCCGGCGGCGTAGTTTTCGGGCGCGTTGCTGCGGGCATAGGTTTCATCCATCTCGCCCTTCCCGAACGCCGGGTGCATGTGCTCGATCACGATGTCTTTTGCGTCGATCACCACGCCGTCGGCATAGGCACGATCGGTGAAGTGGTTGTCGCTGAACATGCTGAAAAACTCAGGGTGAAAGAGGTATCCTTGATCTGCGTATCGGGCACGGGTGAGGATCGCCATGCAGAGCAGGTCGTCGGTGCGGTGCCCGTCACTGATAGCAAGGACGGCGGGCTTGCTGGCGTCTCCGATAGCAGCGAGGATCGCCGTGTCCCATCCTCTGAACGGCTTCCAGTCGTCGGAGAGTTGCAGTAGGACATCACCACGGCTGGCGGCTGCGGCTGCATTCCACGCGGCGACTGGGCCGCCATCACCGGCGAGAAATGCGGTAGGGAATCTGACAAAGACCTCGGCGGTTTCGTCGTTGTAGTCGGCAGCGAAAAGATGCTCGACGCGCTCCGGGTGGTCGGCCATGCGCAGCCACTCCATGCGTGTCCTGACCGCCTGCATGGGGCGGCCACGGGTGGCGTGCAGCAGGCTGATGGTGGTCTTGCCGGAGGTCGCCAGCATGTTATGGCGGCGCGTGTCTGATTCGAGCGCCCGCCCCGCCATGCGGAGGGATTGAAGGAAAAGGTCTTCTCGGAAAAATCCGTAGAACATCTTCCGATGATTCCAACACGGCTTGTCGGGGAATTTGCAGGTCATCATGTGGCGAGCGTAGCTCAATGCCCGTTGCGGCTCGTCGCAGGACATGGAAAGGGCTGTCAGCTCATACAGCGGCTCGGCGCGGCTTGGGTCTTCCGTCCATGCTTGCGTGTAGATCGCGGCTTTGTCGCCGTAATCATCGGCCATGGCGGCGAGGGTCATGTAGGTTTCAAAGCGTTCCGCCAGCCCGCCTTCTGGGTGGTCGAGAAACTCTCTGGCAAGCTCGATAGCGCGTGCGTCTCTGCGCCGAGAATACTCGATCATCAGATAAAAGGTATGCGCGTGCGTGCGGTCTTCGTCCGGGATGCTTTCGAGGATGGTCAGGTTGCGGTCTTTCGAGCATTCCCGATCCGGGCGCGGGATGTGGATGATCCGCGCATCGTTCGACTGGGATTGCTTAGCGGTTTCGCCGGCGACTTGGACGAGGTTTTCGTGGAGCGCGTTTTTCCAAGCATAGTTGCCGTTATTCCGCCAAGCACGCTCGCGGAAGTTGCCGATTACGCCCTGGTCACTGACGATGTAGGGGATGCTTAGGATGCCGACATCATCCGGCAGCTTAGCAAGCAGGGTGCGGAGGTGCTCCAGCCCTTCGGCGGTGTCGTCCATGTCTGCCCAGACGATCCAGTCCCCAGAGCAAAGCGCGGCGGATGCGTTGCGGGCTGCTGCGAAGTCATCGACGTGCGGCCAGTTGCGGGCGTTGTGATATTCGCTGATGATGCAGCCGCGAGCTTTTGCAATATCAAGCGTCCCATCGGGGTCTTGGGTGCCGATGGCTCGAACCATCACGATCTCGTCAAAGTGCGGCTGAAATACATCCAGAAAACGCTCAACGTCCTTCTCACAATTCCCGGTAATAACCGACAGGCTGATTTTCATATTTCTTGGGAGGGGATACCCCTTGCCCACAAAGCCCCACCCCTTGTGAGGGTGAGGCGATGGGACATGAACACACCAAGAAATTAGTCTGTGCGGGCGATGAGGCCGATTCCGAGGGTGAGCGCGGCGGCCATACCGAAGAGGCACTCAACGCTGGCGAAGTGGCGACCTTTGCCGGGGTTGAAGTGGCGGCGATAGGTGAATCCGAGTCCGGTTTCTGGATCGGTCACGGTTTCGACTGCGAGGTAGCTTTCTCCACCGTCCTGCGGCTGGAGCTGGCGAACTGCAACTGCCATCGCGTCGGAGTGAGCGAGGAAGCCGATGATCGAGAGCGAGGCACCGATGGTGGTGAGGTTGGTCTGATACACATCCATGCCGAGAAGGCGTGGAATGCGAGCTTCGCGGATTCCTTCGCTGCCACCGTATTGGAAGGCTTGCGTGATGTTCGCATCGCTTTCAAGTTGGAAGTGCAGGTCTGGATTCGCAATGAGCGAGACTGCATCCATTGGCACTTGGCGATTGATGAGAGTCTTGCGTGCTGCGCGGATTTGAGCCAGTCCAGTTCCGCCGATGGTGACGGCAGTTGCGGCAGGGCTGCCGAAAGATGCCACGGTGAGTGCGTTGAACACGTTCTGCATACACTTGCGAGCAAGTGCGCGGCCTTGGTTGGCAGCGAAGTTGGCAATGTCAGCAGCACCAGAATTTGAATACTGGATGTCGGTCAGGTCAACGCCGACAACTTGATGTTGATCGAGGTTGACTGTGATCGCGGCGATGGTGCCAGCTTCGGTTTCGTATGGGCTACCACTGTTGTTCGCATAGGCGAAGGTTGTGGAGTCCAGTGCGGAAACGCGAGGGATGATGATAGCGTCACCTTTGCGGCGAGCTTCATTGGAGTAACTGCGGGTGAAGGCAGAGAGAGGAAGAAGTCCAGCGGTGAATGCGCGGAGAACTTCTTGGACGTAGATTTTGTCAACGAATGTAGAGGCCATAGTGGTATTTGATTAAGAGTTGATTTGAGATTGTTCAGCAAGAATTGCCTTGCGGTTTGCTTCGTAAAAACGGGTTGCTTCTTCACCTTTCAGCTCTTTGAAAACCTCAAGGATGGAAAGCGTTTCTTGGTTGGTGACTGATACAGTCCCAAGATCAAGAGGTTCACCGTGACCCATGCTCGCCAGCTTTTGCGCGGCGGCTGTGTCGATCTTCTCGGCGGTGATGATTGCGATCTCTTCCATCTCGGCAATCTTCGCTTCTAGTGCTGGCACTAGATCGGCTTTGATGCGCAGCTCGATGTTTTCAGCGGTAATCTCGGCGGCTTCTTGCAGCGCGAGTTCGGCGGCGTCGAGCTTTGCTTGGAACTCGGCAGCTTGAGCGCTAAGGTCAGCTTCAAGAGCAGCGATGCGCTCGATGGACTCTTCGGAAGATGGATTGGTGAGACGATTGAGGAAGCTCATGTGCGAAGATTCAACTTTTTCTTGGCGAATGTCAACCTGCTCGCCGATGATCTCGTCAACAAAGCCGTTGGCGATGCTTTCTTTTGCGTTCATCCATGTTTCGCGCTTCATCATTGCGCGGATTTCTTCCTTATCCATTCCGGTTTTTTCAGCATAGATTTCCGCGATGTTTTCGCTGATACCGTCCAGCAGGTCGGCAGTCTTGCGGAGCTGCTCTGCGTTTCCATGCGTGCCGCTCGATGCGTCGTGAATCATCATGCGACCATGCTTGACCATCGAAACCTTGTCACAGGCCATGCAGATAACGCTGGCCATGCTGGCGGCCATGCCGGTAATCGTAGCGTTGACAACAACGCCACGGTCGCGCAGAGATTTGATCTCTTGGTAGATGGTGTATCCATCGAACACGCTGCCGCCGGGGGAGTTGATTTCGAGTTCGAGAACGTCAACGGCGTTTTCCGCCGTGTTCATAATCTCGCCAAAGTCTGCACCTTCAGCAACGGCCTTCGCTCCGAAGAGTCGCCCGATCTCGTCGATCATGCGCTTGATGCTGTCCTGGGTGACTTGCTCATTGAGCTTCACCTTGCCGCCTTTGTTTTCGATTGTAATCATGGTTGGGATAGGGTTTCGTCTGGTTGCGGTTGCTCGCTGGCTGTCAAAAGTCGGATGCTGCGCGGGTCGATCTCGACGCCGTATTTTGCGTTCTTCTCGCGGATGCTGATAATGGTTTTCGCGGCTTCTTCGGTGCGCTCGTCGATGCTTTCGTCCAAGTCCATCGACAGCTCGCCGAGGATAGAGGTGGCGTTGATCAGTCCCTTGTCGTAGAGAGCCATCTTCTCCTTGAGGCTGCGTCCGTCGTCAATCGTGAGCTTCGGCGGGCGGGTGAATCCCCAGTTGAACCAGTCGGCAGATTGCGGGATGCGGTTGTTTTCCATCGCCCACGCAATCGCTTTGCGCACTCTCCACTTAG